AAAACCTTGGCGTTCCCATACACTTTAGATGAATTAGATACTATAGCATTACCATATACTTGAGCATTATCAGATACTGTAACATTACCAGATACGTCAGCATTGCCAGATACTTTAGCATTGCCAGATACTTTAGCATTGCCAGATATGTTAGCATCACCAGAATCCTTCTTATCATTCTTCGATGAGGATACCAAAGACAAGTCTGTTAGCTTGAATTGTACTCCACCACTAAAGTACTTCTGTGTAACGTTGTCATCCCATTTAACATATGCAGTAGAAAATTCTGGGAAAATATTGGTGATCTCTCCCGTATCACCTCTAAATCTCTTTGGTTGACCTGTGTATTTAACCTTATCACCTACAGATAATTTAGATACCAAAGACAAGTACTTGAGTGGTACTTGAATAGAAAGTTTCTTATCACTCCACTCTTTGTCCCAACCGACTACTGCTGTTTTCTTATCTAACTCTGGAAAACCATTTATTATTCCTGTTGCCTTATAGAACTTCGGATCGGCGGTAATATATTGAACCTTATCACCTACAGATAATTTATTCCCATCATTATCAACATGCTCTGATTTTTTATCAACTCTTTTATCTTTATCTTTTACCTTCAACATTTTTTCTAATGCAAGACCACCATTTTTAAAATATTTATCCATTGCTTGATCTTGCCAGATAATATCCGCATTTGTCCCACCAAGGATACTGGTGGCGAATTTTACAATCTTTCCTAACTTATCTTTCCACTTTTTATCCACCCCATAATACATTACAGTATCACCTACAAATAATTTATTCGATGCTTTATCTCTAAAGGCACTCGATTCATCCTCTCCATCAGATTTCTTCTCTGTTGGTTTGATAATGCTAAGTTTATCTTCAAAAGAATTAAATGTCTTACCTGTCTCTGTATTCTTTAACTTGATCAAACGACCTCGCTCTGGATCAGTAGTATCGAGAATCTCTACTACAGGTATACCTCCAAGGTATCCAAGATCTTCGTGTTTAACATTATCACCAACTATAATAGTTTGCTTAGATTTTTCTAAATCTTTCTTCTTCTTTTGTGATAGAGTTTGCTTATCAATCAATTTAGAAATAGCAATTGCAAACCTTCTCAGACCAGGACTTACCTTATCATGATAGTCCATGAATTCTCTAACATTAAACTTGAAGTCTAATGCTTTACCAATCCAATTAAAACCACCATCCTTAGAGTAATTTTTTACCTTATTAAGAACTGTTCCTGTGTTATGTTGTAGTGAAAATAATTTATCAATATTATCAATCTTCTTTTGTAGATTTGTAGATTGATCTACTTCAATATAGAAGTGAGCAATCCCAGCCCATGGATCGCCACCATAAGAATTTCCCCACCGAGCTTTCAAGAAACAGAACTTTGCCAATTCTGCAAATGCAACATTATCTCCATTGGTTGCGTTCTTAGCAGCCTTCCAGGAATCAACATACGATTGAGTAGATCCTGTTTGAGTACCAAGTTCTCCATATTTTCTCAACCTCTCATCACTTGGACCAGCAGAGTATTTTGTTATTCCAGCGAAAGTAACTGTAAATTTTTTCCATATTGATTGAAATTTCTTTGTATCGCTTACATCGTATGGAATTTTCAATTTGAAATTAGGAGTATCCTTTTTGATAGTCCTAACTGTGATAGTTTGTATACCACTAGTATCTTTACCATTAAGAAGTTTTTCAATCGCCTCAAATGAGTTACTATCAAATACATGACGCATCTCTGCACAGATTGAAAAGAATGTTGCAGCACCAAGATCCTTCTTCACATAATTTACAACCTGACTTAAAGCAGACTCTGCTGCACTTTTAATTTCACTTGCTTGATCTCCTGGTAGAAATTCTGGTAATGGCATTGCTGCTGCACCAGTCAGGAAGTAGAAGTCCATCATCATTTCTTGTTTATCTGTAGGAACTTTATAATTATCAATACTATAAGATGCCTCGTTTAGAGTCTCTTCTGTTACAGTACTCTTACGATCAGATTTTACGGTTGGTTTATCCTTTATCTTTCCTGTTGCTTTATCATTCCAACGCTTCAATGAAATCTCAAAGAACTTCTTACCTTCTTCTTTTTGATCTACATTCTCATCATGGTTACGCATTCCACCCTTGCGATACTCTTCACATGTCTGCTTCGCCTCTTCACTAACAATCTTTCTCACTTTCTCCATATCTTCAATACCATCGATCTCGCCTGTGGTTTTAACAAGTTCTGATAGTTTGTGCATAAAGTCGAGATAATGATAACGTTCTAATAATTTATATCTAATATTCTCAGGAAGAAGGTTAGGAGATGGAAGACCTCTGGTGTTTCCACCTTCGAAGTCTAGGAATGCTCTAACTCTTGATTTCTGTGCATCATCATAAGTGTCCACAAGTTCACGAACACTATAGTCTAATGATCTGAATCTCTGTTGAATTTTGTCAAAGATAATCTTAGCATCACCACCAGTCTGAATGGCACTCATCAAAACATCAATATCAATAAGACTACGTAATGCTTCGTTCTTCTCTACATCAATATTCTTAATGTATTGACGGAACTCATCATATATACTGAATATATCTACACCATGATCTTTAGGTTCCTTTAACCACTTATCATCTTTGAAATCATATGCAGAGTCAAATCGATCCAGCCCTGGATTTCTATTCATAACAAAGTAATTAATAGGATGCTCAGTCTCAGGAGCAAACTTTCCATTTAATTGTCTAGCACGTTTTCTCAAATGTTCATGTGTCTCATCATCACAATCAACAACAATAGATACATCAAGATCAGCATCTACATTATATCGCGAACCTGTAAGACTACCAACAATAAATACTTCATCTACAGGAATATCACCAACCAATTGTTGAAGCCCATCAAGAACAGCATCATGGACATTTGATCTTAACACAAGATCATCTGATTGAGTGTCCCATATCTTCGGGTCCATTGTTTGGCGAGGTTCATCTAGAATAGATTCATCTAGTTCTTCTTTTACCAAACGAGTCTTAATACCAGGAACCTGTAATGCAAAATCAATATTCTGCTGATCATCATCAAAGAAGATTACGTCACCTTCATGCTTATCACGAAGATCCTGTAGAATTGCTTGCTTACGTTGAGCAATGGTTCTTGTATCACGATCTTCTATAGGTGTATCTTTACTATCACCAACCGTATAGATATCATCTCTTCCAACAGTCTTAATACCATTAGATACAAGAAACTCATGTATAGCATCTCGAATACCCTTACTTCTTGCAGTAAGGATATACATCTTAGAATCAGATCTACCTTGACCCAAAGCGTTCTCTACATTCTTGAGAACCTTCCAGATCTTAAACTTCTTTGCCATACGTAGAACTTTTGGATCATCAAAGTCTAAGAAGTCAAACACTTCTCCATCTTGTAGTTTATATGTATTGAAGATCTGTGGATCTAATGACTTGATCTTTTTTCCATTCTTTAGAACATTGATCTTGGCAGGAGTCTTTGCTAATGTATCATCGAAGTCAAAGATGTATCCTTTGTCTTCTCCAACTGCCTCAAACATATTACAGAATGAGTTGATATCTTCTATACTATCTCTATTCACACTACTCTCCGATTTGCAGAATGTCTAATATAAGGTCCATCGCTTCTGCCTGATCAACATTATATTCTTCTGATATACTACTTATAATTTCCTTATCAATACAGAATCCATCGATATCAAAGTACTCTTCATTAACTTGTGATTTCTCTACCATCGAATCAATGATCTGATCCTTAATATCATCATCTCCTGGTGCCATTGCTTCCTTTGCTTCTTCTAACTCATTATTAGAAATGAGTTCTCGAATCATAGATGCACCAAGTTTTAATCCAGAGGCATCTCTCATGATAGGAATACCATAAAGACCAAATGGTTTATTATTTGAAGGAGACTCTCCATCATTTACAATAAACAAAGTACCACTTTGTTTTATCTTATTGAATCGATCTTCCTCACCCTTCTTTCCTTTTTCTTCCTGCCCTTGTGCTAGAACAAAAGGTTTACTCTTATCATCTTCATCAAGATCAAAGAACTTCATAAGATCATTGGCAGACTCTTTAGCAGTCTCTACTTTCTTTGACGATAGACCGAATGTTGACTTGAGTGGATCAATAGCACCTAGCTTACGACTAAGACGAACTTCTACATTCTGAAGATTCTTTTTATTGATTGCAGACTTTATTAGATCAACAGATAGTTCTGAGTCTACATACTTACTTGTATCAGTCACAAGGAGTAGAACCTTATTGAATGTTTTAGAGAGATTACTTAATACATCTAAATGTACTTTAGTTGGTGGTTGCATCTTACCAACCCAAAATACATTATATCCTTTAGTTTGATCTGCTCTATTGACTGCATCAACTTCATTGAACCCCGTAACTTCCTGTGTACTAGTAATTGCAGACATAACATCTTCGTATATATCTTCAGATAGTGACTTAACTCTAATTGGTTTCTTATCACCAATGCTCTCTGGATCTCCTGTAGACCCACCACTAACAGACTCAGTAGCACTGAATTTACCATACTCTAGATTATTCTTGGTGAACTCTTCACGGTCTACGATCTTAACCATGTTAGGTCCGTTGAGAAGAACATAACCTTCTGGTTTAGTTGCAATGAGTTTATTCGATTTATCATCTAATACAAATGTCTTACCAAGTTCACTCTTTAGATTATTGAATGTACTAAGCAACAAGACCTTGATATTATAAAGATAGAAGTATGATCTAATGAATACATCAAATGTCTCATCTGAGTTTACAACCCACTCTTTGAGATTCTTCGCCAACTCTGCACGTTTAGCAATACCAGCGGTTGTCTTAGGTGGTTTCTCAGTCTTAGTAATATCAAAGATCCACTTTGAAAGATTTCTTTTGAATGTGTTAATGAATCGATCAATGTCTTTTGCAGAATATATATTACCTTTACCTTTGATCGCTTCTGCCTTTAAGAATCTCTGCATCATCCCCTTGATGTGTTTGATGAGTGGATCTGAATTGTCATTCCATATCTTATCAAACTCAGGATCAATATCCTTAGAAATAGTCTTTAGTTCTGTAATGAGAGTTTGTAGTTCATCAGCATTCTCAGATAGAACTTCACTCATATCTACTCTAGGAATGAATGGATGCATAGCATATACTCGACTATCACCAATCTTCTCTACGCGATCTATGATCTCTTTTGTACCAAGTCTTCCTAGATTCATTCTACCAGACTCATCATTATCTGCTTTGAATGCACTATGAATAGCAATACCAAGTTGAGCAGACTTCGCTCTTTTAAATATTTCAGACTTCTTATCTACTGGCATTGCATAAAGAATAGTGTTTGGTCTAAATGTTAGATATTCTTCTCCCTCAATTTTTCTTATCTCTTTTTGATTCTTACTAGAGAACAGCATATCACCATTGAGGATAACACCCTTCTCTTTAACTGTATCCTTTAACAGCTTCCAAGCAGTTGTTAGTAATTGAATTAACCCCTCTTTACTTGCTCTCTCTTCTGGTGTTCCGTTCTTATCAGCTCCCCACTTTTTACGAATATCATTAGGACTGAATCCTAGTTTAGGTGTCTTGTTGTGTATTGCCTTCGTTGACACAAAGAACTTTCCTTCGGGTGTTCTACCGAAGTAAAGACTTGGCGCACCATCGATCTTAGAAGACTTATGAATCTCATCACCAACATTACCTTCTTTATTCAAATCATTTAACATCTTCTCTGTGGTATCGACCGCAAGATCAAGACCCTTACCACCTAGATTGAAAATCATATCATCAATGAATTCAAGGTGACTAACACCCTTAGATGCATCTACACCTTTAGATGCTTCTGTCATCTCTTCGTTTTGAACACCAAGAATTGAACTAACTTGTTCTTGTGATAACTTGAACTGACTCATTAGTTCTTGCGCTATACGCTTCAGAATAGATTCTCTAGATCTCACGAAAGCGAAGTCTGGTCTATGAATCACTTCGATAATCTTCTCAAATGATTGAGAGTCTTCCATACTAGCACTCTTTCCGAGAAGTTTCTTAACAATCTCATTTGGATCTTTAGTAATAAAATCACGACTCAGTGTTCTATTCGTTCTTGTAATCTTACCAGTCTTATTAGAAAGATTCGTTTGGGTTGCACCAAATAAACCCTTACGAGGGTCTAGTATCATTCTTTCCCATTTAACAGGAACATCTTCACCGTTACTATCAGGTTGCGACTCTAGAACCTTCTTAGCACCTTCAGATGCAATCATCATCAATGCGATGTTTCTAAACGCACCCTTATATTCTGAATCAGCTTGTGCTGGACTCCAATATCCAAATTCAACATAATTGAGATCATCATCTGCAACTAGCATGAAATCAACCTGGACCTTCTCCTTCTTTTGCTTTCCATCTGTATTAGCAATAGGATGGGAGAAGTGAATCATTCCTGATTTACTATTGTCTGATATATCTGGTGTGATTTCTCTTACTGCTTTTAAAACAACATCAATGGCTGCTTCATCATCTGTAACGTTGTGTCTCTCCTTAACGGCATCTAGTGAGATTGCTATATCTATATCACCAGAAGAATCTCCAGGATGTCTCTTCCCTGTTGATCCTAGAACCTTTGCATTGTCACCAATGATAATTCCCAAACCATCTAGGATGTTTGTTTGAATTGATTCTAGTGTCTTCTCAACATTCTCTTGGTTGATTCTTACAACATCATTAACAGCATGACCACCCATTATATCTCCTCTGACTTGTACTTATCTTTACTTTTTTTATATATCTCGTAAATTACCCAACCGAACTTATTCAAGAAATCCTTAACACCATCTTCGTAGTTATCAATTCTATTTAACCACTTGTGAGTACTAATATCATGTTTTAAAACTTGTAGCTTAATCTTTATCACATCACGATTAGTATCATAGAAATCCATCTTTATATATTCTTCAATCTCACCATCTGATATATCAACTAGAAATTGTTTTTTAAATTCATCAAATGCACCGCAATCGTGGCGATACTTACACATAACACCACAGAAGACTTCTCTCATCAACCATGCATATTTATGAACAAAGTCAAATATAGCATCACTATCAGATTCAATTTGATTATACCATTTGTGTTTCGAAATATGATCTATAATTACTTCGCGTTCTATTTCAAGTATATCTTTTATATGCTTGCAATATTTACACATTAACGTCCTTGTGGATTTTGTGTCCCTAGTCCATAATGCCCTGGAGCAAGAACAGGTTTTTCAAAGAATCCTATTTTGAGATCATAGTACTTTAAAAATCTAAGAGATTTTGCTCTTGCTGCTGCTCTAACAAAATCTGGTCTAATTCTTGCTCGACGATACATATTATTCAGCAATACAACTCTTCCGCCCATTGACTTACGCATGAACAATATAACTTGATCCAAGAAAGATAACGCTCTACGCTCTTCCTTCGTTACAGGATCTCTGAGAACATTACCGTTACTATCAATTAGTCCCATACTAAAAGCAGGAAGATTTCTTATCGGTGTATTGATACGATCAACCAAAGCAGTCATAAATGCTGCATCCAATGATTCTCCCCACAAAAAATCAGTGTCTGGAAGTTTGGTTGCTTCTTGTAAGATCTTCTTCTTCTTGGACATATGATAATTCCCTTGACGATTAATGGTTTTTAGTGTATAATACATCTATACTATTTATCACTTTGGAGAATGAAATGGCAAAAGATCAATATAATATTAATATTATTGAAAAAAAGGAATGTATTGATCTCTTGGAGAAATATCATTATCTCTCTAAGATTCAAAGAGGATTCAAGAGTGGTTATAATTATGGGTTATATATGAATGATAAACTTGTTGGAGTGGTTATATATACGGGTTTACCAGTCAAAGAACTTCTGAAGGGTATGTTGGGTAAAAGTTTTGACGCAAGTCAGAAGGGGTATTTTGAATTATCTCGATTAGTCTTAGATCCAGAAGTACAGAAAACCGAACATAACATTGCAAGTTGGTTTGTCGCACGGACCATAAAGGATCTAAGAAAGAAAGAAAACGTCAGACTCATACTCTCCTACGCAGATTCAGGATATCATACAGGAAAGGTCTACCAAGCATTAGGTTTCAAATACTATGGACTAACGGATTCTAAGAAAGACTTCTATTATCTTTTAGAAGATGGAACCTATATCAAACATAGTAGAGGACCAACTAAAGAATATGATGGTGAATGGAGACAAAGAACACGTAAGCATAGATATCTACACGTATATGATAAAGATTTAAATGTATGTTGGAATGAAGAAGAGTATCCTACTTTATCTTAAATGTGTACTTACCCTTGATGCCTGTAGAATAATAATTCTTTTTTGAATCTAACTTGATAGTACCTTCAAACTTTGGTGGATACTTTACCAAGAATTCTTTTATTGCTAGATCTTCTCCGCGACTCTTGACCTTAAGATGTAACTGTACCATAGTGGAATTATTTAAAACCCCACGAACCATATCTCCGAATGTTCCTCTCTCATTAATCTTATCAGACACATCTCTAGCGACAACACTTAGAATATGATAACCAGCATTATAATTAGCATTGTCTATGTTGGCATTAACTGATGATGCCATATCCTCCATATCCACAGGGAGTTCTTTTATATTTTCTTTTACTAGATTAACAATTGTATCTTTCTGATCATCTGTAATCAACTTATATTTAACACCTAACTGCAACGGACCCATAAGTTGATTCTCATTTTTGATTATATCTAAATCATTTAGATCTTCTTCAAATTTACTAGACAACTGATTTAGAGTATGTTCTGGCAGATCTCCCAAAATATCAGTCAAAGATTTAACTGATGCTGCTGCTCCTGCTCCAGCCTTCGACGAAACCAGGATCTCGACCTCACCATTTGACAAAACAGAATCAGCTAAAGGATTGTTCTTCGATGCAGGGAATAGAACAGTCATATCTTCGATTGTGGCATCAAATGGATCAAGTAGATCTTTCTTTACTGAATCATAATCTCCAGTGATAAAGTTCTGATTTATGAGTGCGATTGGTCCTAATATCTCACCGACATAATTCGTAATAGCATTTTCATACTTCTTTGCATTCTCTACAAAGATTTCCTCCCCTGTAACAACAGAGTCCATAAATTGAGAAATCATAGACTTCATATCTTCTGGAATACCATCTGATGTTTGCTGAAGTTTATTATTAACATCTGATACTAATTCATCAACATTGTACTGCTTCTCTTCTTCAACTAAATCTGATGGTTTAATTGAAAAGTTTTCCTTGGTCGTTGCTCTACCATATTTTGCAATATTCAAAACATTCATGTAACCATTTTGACCATCACCTTCGCTATCTTCATCATTGATTACAACAGGAACATATTTCTCTCGAACTGGTGCTTCTGTAAGTTTTACTGATATAAAAGTCTTAACCTCAATATCCATTGCTTCATTCTTATCAAAATCTGTATACATCGTCACTAATCCAGATCTCTTTTCTTCTGCTGTCTTTGCTTTGGCAAACGTGGCAACCATTCCATTATCGTCAGCAACGGTTCTAGCAAAACCAGATTCGGATGAAAAATATTTGCTAAAAATTCCAACAACATTAGATAAGGATTCAACCATTACATTTAAATCCTCCATCACCTCTTGAGTGATCGACTCAATATAATAATCAAATGTTTTCTCTATTGACACATTATCTCCTTTACTCATAGTATTTAGCATGAAATACTAATAAAAATATTCTTATTTTTTATTTGCAATACCTTGTAATCTATGCTATAATAGGGTTATAAGTTAATGAGGAATGGAGATCCAAAATGAAAAAGTTGCTTTCATCACCTTCTGGTCGGCTTGTAATTCACACCTTGGTTATATGTAACGCTTTGATGCACTTTACGAAACCCAATACAAAATTCTTCATCGATGCCATTTTCCGATTCGTTAAAGGAATCGGATAATTCTTATTGAATTCTTATTGACTTCCTGTATTTTTATGGTATAATAGTACTTGTACAGTTGAGAACGTTTGTTTTGAAAAGGAAAAGAATTATGAAGATTTCTGTATTGTTCAAAGACACCGATGCTATCTACAATGCGATCAATGACGCGAAATATGACGATGCTATGTATTATGAGGTCGCTGAGATTCTGGAGGACATTTTAACGAGTGGTGAGATGATTCGATTGGATGTAGATACTGAAAATGGTTCTGTAAATCTCATTTTGGATGGTGGTGAAGATATTATCTCTTTGAAGTAGTGGGTGAGAAATGAATATTGTTTTGACACCAATATCTAAAAGAGCAAAGAATCGATGTAACGAACATGGCACCACTTTTCATCTGATGAAAATAGAGAATCGATTCGGAGAAGAATGGGTACTTGCGGAATCACTTGAAAATACATGGACGTTGAAACCTGGAGTCAAGCAACATTGGGTTGGTTGGTTTTCAGAATCTGAGGCAAATTGGGAGATTGTAATATGAAACTTATGACTAAAGAAATTTTGAATCGTATCCCTGCACTTGGTTCACAAGAAGATAAGTCCATGGCAGAGACAACTGTCCATGTGAAGTTTTTCAATCCTGTTGGTCATGCAACATGGTTCGCCACAGAATACGATCCTGAAGAGGAAATGTTCTTCGGTTGGGCGGAATTGTTCGCTGGTTGTGGTGAGCTTGGATACTTCAGTCTTGCAGATCTCAAAAGTGTTCGACTTATCCTTGGACTTGGAATTGAACGGGATATGCATTTTCCAGTTCAGTCTTTGGAAAAGAGCATTGAACAATTCCAAGGTCAGTATGCCTAATTTTTAAAATCTCTTGACATCAACCATTTTTTATGATAGGATATACTCATGAAATTTAATCCGAACGTATTAGTTTTTTGGGGTGTACTCTCTCTTGGATTTCATCTCTTTGGTGGAAATCCATTGATGGGATTGCTTATTGGTCTATGTATCAGTTTTATTTTCTCTGTCATTAATAGTACTAAGGGGTAAACTATGGGTCGCAAACGAATGATCAAACTCGCAGATCTTGAACCTCGTCGAATGTGGTGTGACTGTGAAAAACCCGTAAACGTTGTAGATAGTGATGTTAAATCTGTCAAGTGTTGTCTTTGTCTAATTAAGATGCGCCCGATACCTAAGAGTTATACAGCAGATATTGAACTCATTGAAAAGGAGATTGAAGAGGAACGTCAAAGAAAGCGTCTTGGTATTCGTGGAAGGCCAAAGAAGAACACAGAAGAGGTTGAAGAAACAAATGCACCCAAACGTAAACGGGGAAGACCTCGTAAGAATCCAGTAGAACAAGTTGAAGATAAACCGAAACGTCCTCGTGGACGACCTAAGAAAAAGGAGAGTAAAATGGAAAAGTCAGTAAAGAAGACAGAAGTAAAGGGTAAGGGAAAGCGTGGTCGCAAGGCAAGTGTTGGTGCAAAGGTTTTGAGTTTTATTAACGAGACTAAGGGTAATGTTATGTTCAAGGACATTCTCTCAATCTATTCAGACGAGCGTGAGCGTCTTGGAAAACGTGGTAATAGCGAAATTGAAAAGCGCAATTGTTTGTCAACTCTTTACATACTGAAAAGAGATGGTCGATTGAGAGAAATTGAACCTAAGAAAATTTATGGATCTATTAAATAAAATATCACTTCTCTATATGTTTGTATACTAAAGAAGAAGACACACTCTATGGGATATTTTATTGAAATGTGCGAAAATGTTTATAAGACAAAGGTGAATCATGCAAAGGTGTAATCGTAAACCCAAACGTAAGAATTCTAAGGATCTTGATTCTGATAGGAGAGAAGTAAAATCCTATAAGCATCGAAAGAAGCAACTGAAGGAGAAGTATGATTGATACTCACGTTGTTGGGTTTTGCGGAAAAGCAGGTTGTGGTAAAACCACAGTATCTAATATCATTAAAAGTTCACATCCTAAACATCCTAACTCTTTTATAGAGATATTTCCACTCGCTGGAGAACTCAAAAGAATCGCAAAAGAAGAATTTGGTTGGACTGGTGAGAAGAATGATAAGGGTCGAAAACTCCTACAGATACTAGGAACAGAATGTGGACGCATGTATGGTGGGGAAAACTTCTGGATTAATAAATGGCAGAAGAGTGTTGATAGGTGGAGGAATGATTTAATTTTTGTTATTTCAGGATCGAATCAAGATAGTGGACTACTCCCTGTTGTTCTTTGTGATGATGTTCGTTTTGATAATGAAGCAAAATATATCAAATCAATTGGTGGATCAATTGTTAATATCAATGGACGATCATACGACATGGGAGAAAATAATAATCATACAAGTGAGAAAGGAATTAGTGAGAATCTCATTGATTATCATCTCATAAATAAGTGTGATATGTCAACACTTCGTCTTGGTGTTCTACATCTATTAACTCAATTGGAACTTGATAAAAATGAAAACTCAACTTAAATCATTCTTATCTCAATCTCTTATTGAAATGAATGACAGTAATGAGGGTTGGTTAGAGACATATGTTCGCGAATACTGTCACTTCATTCAACAGAAACTTAACGTTCCTGTATGGAAAGAGTACTCATATTATTCTGAAGATATGTACAAACTGATATGTCAGTGGTATAATGGTGAAGATATATCAGAAGAACTTCTATCATTCTATATTAAATTGTGTCGGGACGTTGAAGAAGATTGTTCTAAGATTGTTATTCAGACAATAAAGAAATATAGACTTCCAATAAAACAGAGAAGATATATTCAAAAAACAAATTCTTATCTATACTTCCTATCAACTGTTCCATTCTCTAGATGTCTAATACCGAATAATAAATTACCGAATAGCATTCCACAAATAGTTGAACAGATGCCAACAACGTTCCAGAAAAATTATGATGATTTTCCTGATAATTTTATAGACCTTCTGAGACAGTATTGTTATGAGATTGGAGAATAATAATGATGATGATTAGAATGAATATAATTAATATTTTACTTAGTTGTCTTATTGCATATACTATTCAAACGAATATGGGTTATGGTATTAATACGTTTGAATATTGGGTTGTGCTTCTCTCTGCTGTTGGGATTGGTATTAATTGTGGTTTTGGAGATGATTGATGAGATCATTGGGAATCGTCGGTGGGCGAGATTTTAAAAACTATGACCTTCTATGTCGAACACTTGATGCTCTATATTTTGATACTGTTGTGTCGGGTGGAGCAGATGGGGCGGATGCACTTGCTGAGAGATATGCATGGGATCATGGAAAGAAAATAAAAATATTCACCGCTGATTGGACTAAATATGGCCGTGCTGCTGGTCCAAGACGCAACAAAGAAATAGTAGAACATTCTGATGGAATATGTGCATTCTGGGATGGGCAATCTAGAGGAACAGCATCGACGATACAGTTTTGTCAACAAGCAGGAAAACCTATCAAGATTGTTAACTACTAATTATAAAGGATCTATAACAATTTTAGACATGAACAAACAACTGGATATATCAGTAAACATATGGATTGATTTTTATAAACGTTCTAGATCGGGGAATGCAAGTAAACTACTCAGAGAAGCAAAAGATCTTTGTAGTTGTTTTAACATTCCTAGAGAAATCAGCGAACAAGGAAAACGTATCGCTTGTTCCAAATCAGGAGATAAAGATGACAACTGCCCAAAGTAACCCATTCGATGATTTGAATGGACTAGTAGAAGCATTAGCAAAAGCACCACAAGATAAAGAAGGTGCGTTTAGAGTTTCAACATGGTTGATGGTTCTAAAGAAGATTCAAGCACTTCAAGAAGCAATTGGCAACACAGCAGAAGTCATTGCGAAAAATGAAGACCTACGCAAAAAGACCTCTTCACCAAGTCTTCAGGATATTACGAACCAAGTCAAGAAAGAACTTGAGTCTGATCTCGCCAAATCTAACGCGACCAAGATCATCTTCTAGTCACATTATTACAGTGTAAACAAATGATACCCCTTGAAATATAGGGGTATTTTTTATGAATAAAAATAAAATAGATCTTGATTTCTTTTCAATCTGTGGTATAATAGTAATATTGAATGAGGAGGAAATTATGAATAAAGAACTAGTTGTGGAAATTCTCAAAGAGAATGCCAAAAAGTTGCAAGAAGAAATCAATGCTTTCATTAATGTTTTAGATGCTACTCCTTGTATCAAAGATTCTGACTCTACCGCCCTCCAGGTGGTCCAGGTTAACAATCTTATCAAAGGAACTAGCAAAGCGATTTCCAATGTATTTGAAATTAAATAAAAATAGATCTTGCAGTTCATTGGAATCTGTGGTATAATAGTAACATTGAAATTAAGAATTTTAAACCTTTGGAGATGAAAATTATGTCAAATGCGATTTCTCTTGGAATGTCGGGTCGTGGGGCGGTTTCTCTTGGTTCTGTAAAGGTTCCCGACAAATATTTTAATCGCTTTGGTACAGGCATCGCATCCATTGATAATATGTTTGGTGACGGTGGATTGATCAAAGGTCAAGTTATTTCCATGAGTGCAATGCGAGGTGCAGGGAAAACAACTGCATTCCTTCAAATCATGGAAGGCGTTATGAAGAACAACAAAAACAAGAAATGTCTCTACCTCTCTGGTGAAGAGTATGTAGAACAACTTGCATTTACTGCAATGCGTATCAACACTCCCAATGTCCTTGCTGATAACGAAACCGATATTGATACCATTATCAATCTCACAAACAATTATGATATTATCGTAATTGATTCTCTCGCTTCATTGACCCATACCAAACTGAATGGCAATCAAAAAGATTCATATGCAGTAAACACTCTGTATCAAGCAGCACATGAAAATGATTGTGTTGTTGTCTTTATCTTGCACATGACAAAAGATGGTAAGTCAAAGGGTAATTCCAGTATTGAACATACTGTCGATACTTGTATCAAACTCTACAATGTAGATTCTGAAGAGTATGGAGAATTGAACTGCAAGGCGTTCTGTGTTGACAAGAATCGCTTTGGTCAAACCAAGGATAGTATTTTCCGAATGACCAAACATGGTTGGGATTTCACTTCTCCTATCAAAGAAGATTATGATCAAAAGTCTTCAGAAAAAGGAAGCGGAGATCCCCGTAAACTTCGCCGCTTGAATGAACTGAAGAAAATTTGTGAAGCAATGGTAGAGAAGGATGGACCTTTCCGAATTGAGGATCTTCGTAAGATTGTTGAATCAGCAGAAGATTTTGATCGCTTTACTCGTCGGCTTAAGGAACTTGAGAAGATGGGGATCGTAAAGAAGTCGGGTCGTGGCGCAAGGGCATCGTATCGAGTCTCGAAGAAAGATCTTGAAAAGATTGGAAAATAATTATGGAACAGGAAAAATGTGAAACTTGTGGATCAAACAGACTTGCGAGTGTTTGACAGAGTTTCGCCAGGAAAGTGTAGAATGTATTGAGAGACAGCACGGAAATACTCCTGGACACGGGGTAAGAATAGGGTATATTTTTGACACGAAAACGTATATGAAAACAGGTCAAAAACGATATGGGAAAACATCCGCAAAGTATTTACAGTAAAGTGGTTAGTCGCATATATGGGCATAAGGTGGGTTGGGTCTTCACTCCTCGTGATTTCTACGACCTCGGGAGCCGTGAAGCAGTGATCTCAACTCTGAGAAGGCAGTGTCAGTTGGGATGATTTGTCTGTAGGGATATCATGAGACAACAAAGAATAATTAAAGAAATCGTAATGAAGAAATGTAAGGAGTGTCAAAGATACTACGCAGAATATACTATGCGTTCTCCAGATCATTGCGGTAAGTGCTATGACAAAATCTTTACATCAGACTATGATAAAGATAAACTTCCTCCACCTAATAAAAATCTTGACAAACAAGAATAGTATAGTATAATATAATATAATAAAAGGAGACAGTATGGAAACACAAGATCAACTAGAGAAACGAATTAAGAAGGCATCATTTATTATCAAGATGATGCTTGATAGATGGTCAACAATGAATGAAAGTCTAGTCAATACAACAACGTATAAAATGACACAAGAAGCACTAGACATTCTCGAAGGGAGATCTGAAAACGCGGATGGGATTCTCCCTATGAACATTGATGATGATACATTCTTGACTGTAGCAAAGATGGCACATGAGAAGGATATTACATTCAATCAAATGGTGGAATATGCCATAAGAAAACAGTTAGATGATCCAAAGATAAAACATCTCTTAGATCAAGAGAATTAAGAAGATACAGATTCAAGAGAAAAATAATTATTTTCAAAAACATTTTATAGAAAAAAATTTGCAAAATGTCTAAACAGGTTACTCTAACTTTTGATCGATGTGAAGATTGTCCTTACTACAAGTCCAATACAAAAATGTTTGCACATTGTAATGAGACAAGTATTGTTATTGAAAAAAGTTATCCAGAGAGGCGATTGCGTAACCCTCGACAGAGAGATTTTTCTATTCCAGATTGGTGTCCACTAGAAGAGGAGAAATAATATGCCTTATATCAAACAAGAACGTAGACCAGAATGTGAACTTGTCATTCAAGCGATGGAAGAGTCTAAAGTAGTTGCAGATGGGGATCTTAATTATATCCTTTACAAGTTCTGCAAGGACAACGTTAAACCGTCATACAACAACTATAAGAATTATTGTGGTGAGTTGCACGAATGCGCTCATGAGATCAGACGC